CACTGCGCTGGCATCTCGCTCAGATCCGCGCTGGACGTTCTACGGCTGATCAGATTGCTGGTTACTACCAGCCAAATCCAAAAGACCCAGAGCAGCGCACAATCTGCAAAGGGTTGGCCGACTTGCTCAAAGCGAAATCTGAAGATCTTCCCGAAAGTCTCCGATGACCCAAAGCGAATACGTTAAGCACTCTGGTCTAACCAAAGGCCGAGTCTCTCAGTTGGTTTCAAAGGGTATGCCTTTGGACTCCGCTGAAGCCGCCGACGCTTGGCGTGGATCTGGAGCGCAAAGAAGGAAGGCTGCTATTGAAGCAAGCCATATCCGGTCAGAGCATTCTGAAGGTCCGTATCGGCCCCCAGAATCAGAAGCTCCGGTCAATCCTTCCATTGTTGCTGAAAGCACTCCACAGGGAGCATACGAACGCCAGAAGCAGATTGAGCGAGCGTCTTACGGTCTTGCGGTTCAATCCCTACGCTCAAAGTCTCTCGACGCTGCCCGTATGGTCTCGGTTCACGCGACCGCAGCTAAGAACCTAATCAACGCTCGCAAAGACGTTCTCGACCTCTCCGAACGGGAAAAGCGGTTAGTCTCCGGTGATTGGGTCAAAAAGGTAATGCAAGACCATGACGGGTCCGTGGCTCAACTGCTTAAGTCGATGCCGAAACAGCTTGCCGGTAGAATTGCTCCCCACGATCCAGAACACGCTGAACGCGAACTAGAGCGTTGGGTTCAAGAAGTATGTCTGAAAACTCTGCACTCAACCGATCCTTGGAAATGAATCAAATTGAACACCTGCTGGTCTCCAGCCTTATCCCTTACGCTCGCAACTCCCGAACACACTCTGACGAGCAAGTCTCGCAGATTGCCGGTTCAATCAGAGAGTTTGGATTCACCAATCCAGTCTTGATTGATGCAGATGGAACAATCATTGCCGGTCACGGTCGAGTGATGGCTGCAAAGAAGCTTGGACTTGAAACCGTTCCGTGCATCCGTCTTGGACACCTAACTCCATCTCAAGTCCGAGCCTATGTCATTGCTGATAACAAGCTGGCTTTGAATGCTGGATGGGACGACCAGATGTTGCGGTCTGAACTGGAGTCTTTGCAGGAAGACGGTTTCAACATGGACCTCACTGGATTCTCGGACGAGGAACTTGCCGAGTTGCTTGAACCAGAAGTTGTTGAAGGTGAAACCGATCCAGACCAGACACCGGAAGTTCCGGTCGAGCCAATAACCAAGCTTGGAGATGTTTGGATTCTAGGGAATCACCGGCTGATGTGCGGAGATTCTACAAGAATCGAAAGCGCAAAGCGTTTAATGGGCGATGACTTGGCTGATTTGTTGATAACTGATCCACCTTACAATGTGGACATGACAGCAAAGAATGAAATGCTACAAAAGGCAGGTAAGGCTAGAAAAGACGAGTCAACTTTTGGAATCCAAAACGACAAAATGTCTGATGACGATTTTCGTCAATTCCTTCGGGATGTGTATTCAACAGCAAACTCGGTGATGCGGGACGGTGCTGTTTTCTACATTTGGCATGCAGACTCAGAAGGATACAACTTCAGAGGAGCTTGCATTGATGTAGAATGGAAAATCAGACAGTGTTTGGTTTGGGTAAAATCGGTGTTTGCAATCGGCAGAAGCGATTATCACTGGAAACACGAACCGTGCCTGTATGGATGGAAAGACGGTGCGTCTCATTATTGGGGTTCAGACAGAAGCCAAACGACGGTTTTAGATTTCAAGAAACCGGCGAAGAGTGAGCTTCATCCAACTATGAAGCCTGTCGAGCTATTCGAATACCAGATCGGAAATAGCAGCAAAGCCAATGATGTTGTTCTTGATCTCTTTGGAGGTTCTGGAACCACTGCAATCGCTTGTGAGCGTCTCAGTCGCAAAGCTCGCCTGATGGAACTAGATCCCAAATACTGCGACGTGATCGTAAAGCGTTGGGAAGACTTCACCGGCAAAAAAGCGGTTCTTGAAAAGGTGTAATGGAAATCCTGAACTGCCAGAAACCGAGAGGGCTAGAAGCACTCCGTCAGAACAAGATCGCGCTCAAAGCCATCGAGCGTGACACGGTTCTGCGGTTTTTGCCAATCGCAGACGATAAGCCGTCGCGCATTGATGGGTTCATCTGGAACCAAAACGCTGGCGTAATTACCGGAAGTTATGAGGTGAAATCTCGGACTTACGGACTAGCAAAGCTTGAGTCAACCTACGGCAACCAATGGATGATTTCATGGAGTAAGCTGCAAGCCGCTCTTGAGATTACAAAGCACACTAAGTTGCCATTTTGGGGAGTGCTGCACTTGGAGCCAGACGGTCTGGTGCTGATGGTTGAAATCTTCAATGAGAACGCAACTTGGGGTTGCAACGTGCAGTTGCGGGACAAGTTGATGGATGGAGTGAACGAACGCATGGCGTTCTTGAATATGAGTGAAGCTCGAAAGCACCGGATCGAAGAATTAAATACCGAGTTGTTCTGATGCTTGATTTACAACGCGAAATCCTAGAGTTCCGTCGTCAGATCTACCGTCCGTCTCCACGGCAAACGGTTGTCGAGTGGAGCGAGTCAAACCTCACGCTTACTCAACGACAGACCGAACACCCCGGTCCATTCTCCACGGCGGTCAGACCATATTGCAGAGAACCGCTTGAGTGCTGGAAAGACCCGTCAGTCTCTGAGGTCACGTTGTGTTGGGGTTCCCAGACCAGCAAGACGACAACCCTAATGGCTGGTTTGGCTTGGGCTATCGACACAGAACCGAGTCCCGCACTGTGGCTGATGCCGAGTGAGAATCTGGCTCGCTCGTTCAGCAAATCCCGCTGGATGCCACTTCTGGAGGATTGTCCCGCATTGGTTGCGCGGTTTCCTTCGGACGCAGACCAGATGACGAATCTTGAGCAGCAATTTGATCGCTGCACTTTGACCTTTGTCGGTTCCAATTCACCGGCAAACCTAGCGTCCCGTCCGGTGCGAATCTTGGTCGCAGATGAGGTGGACAAATTCGCTGAAGCAACAGCAAAAGAAGCAGACGCTCTGGATCTTGCAGAGCAACGACTGAAAGCATTCTCAAGCTCCAAAGCTTTCTTCACCAGCACTCCGACAACTTCAGAAGGCAGAATCTGGCAGCGTTATCTTAGGGGGGACCAGCGACGGTATTACATCCCGTGTCCGCATTGCGCGGAATACATCAAGTTGGAGTGGAAGCAAGTCACTTGGGACAACGCTAAGACCGAAGATGGGAAGCCAGACTGGCAGCGTATCCGGTCGTCAGCGCACTACGTTTGCCAGCTTTGTCAGGGTAAGATCTCGGATTCCCATAAGGTGGCAGCGTTGAGACACGGGAAATGGATTCCAGAGAATCAAGCGAGTCTTCCAAGCGTTAGGTCTTACCATTTGTCGAGCCTCTATTCACCGGATCGTAAATGCACTTGGGGACACTTGGCGGTCTCGTTCTTGGAAGCCAAAAGCTCAATGATGGGATTGCAGGGTTTCATTAACGGAATGTTGTCGGAACCGTGGGAAAACCAAGAATCTCAACAAGAGCGAGTTGAGATCGTGTCTGATGCTGGACTTCCTGAAGCCAGACGTTACCTGACCGCTGACGTTCAAGCCGCTGCTCCGTTTGTCTGGTGGGTTTGCCGAGAGTGGAGCAAAGGCAATTCGCGTCTTGTTGCCGCCGGTCATGCTGACGATTTTGCTGCACTTCGACGGGTCCAACTTCAATACAACGTGCATGATATGGACGTCGGCATCGACTCCGGTTTCAACACCCAAGCGGTCTACGATGCTTGTGCTGAGTTCTCACAAAGCAGCGTCAATCCAATCACATATCCCTGCGGTCTCCGGTATCCACCAGAAGGAGGGCTGAGAAAGCCAATGCTTATTGGTTGGATGCCAATGAAAGGCCGAGAAACCGGAGCGCGATTCACCAGCAAGACTGGCGCAATCCATCCCTTCGGCATTACGACTTCAACGTCAATGCGGACTGATGCGGTCCAGCCTCTTCTGGTCTTCGATAGTGAACACATGCGGGAAGTTCTTCAGAGGCTTCGTAAAGGCTCCGAGAATCATCAATGGACCGTTTGTAGTCTTCCTGCACCGCTTGAGGCTGAAGGGGCATTTGCAAGCGATTCTGATACATACTGGAAGCATTTGGACTCTCACGTTCTAAAGCCAACGGCTAACAGAGCGGGACGAATCAAACACTTGTGGTTCAAGCGAAACACTCGCTGGCCGGACCATTTGCATGACTGCGAGTTGATGCAATTGGCGATGGTGATGCTGTGGAACGATCTCGCATCTACTAGTTCTGAAAATTCTAGTAGTTGACTTCACAGTTGGTCTGTGAATAGTCCGCCCAAGTGTTGACCTACACCGTAGCAACTAAGCGGAGTTATTTGCGTACTACCTACGCAAGCAAAGCCGCTTTGAGCTTGTTGGAAGCTTTGACGGCAAAGCTGACTGTTGCTGCAAACGCTATAGAGTCTGGTCAAGTTGTCCGCTCAACTTCTAGTTCTGACGTTTCCGTTGAGTTCGCTGAACCCGGTAAAGGTTCCGCTTCCGCTGGTGAAATGTTGGAAATGTGGGAATCACTGCTGTCAGACTACGATCTTGCCGTGACCTTATTGGCTGGAGACGGAATCACTAATCCGTCAGACCTCCAGATCTATAACAAAATGCTTGGGACCATTCTGGTTGCAGTCACTCGCTATTACGGTGATTTCACACAGTTCCGTCGTGAAGCCACAACCCGAATGAGCTAATGGGAATCCTTCAAACCATTGCTAATAAGTTGTTTCCCGCTCCCGTTAATAAGTACGAAGGAGCCGGTCAGTCGTTGCGTCGTTCGTATCTTGATACGTCCTACACTTCCGCTCGATTTGATGTAACGAGTTCAACCCGACAAGCGATTGTCCGTAAGTCCCGCTTCTTTGAGCAGAACAACGCTGTTCTGAATAGGCTTGGCGACTTGTTTGAGAGCTACACCGTTGGCTCTAGCTTCTCGGTTCAACCTGCTTCAAGCGATCCAGCTTGGAATCTCAAAGCCAAGAAGTGGTTCGATGTCTGGAGCCGTTATCCCGATATTGGTTCGCGTCAGTCTTTCGCAACGCTGATGAGCCAAGCGGCTCGCGGTTGGTTCTTTGATGGCGAGAGCTTCATCCTTTTGACCAAAGGTGAGAGCGGAAAGCCGAGATTGCAGCTTATTGAAGCTCAATCGATTGCGACTCCTGCTGGAATGGAGGCAGACCAGACCGTGTTTGACGGTATCCGATTTGATCCAAAGACTGGACGCGCAATCTCGTATTTTATCGGGTCAGAGAAGACGCAGGGAAATCTAGTTGATGTCCGGTCTATTCCTGCTGATTCGGTTGTCCATATTTTTGAGCCTAACCGTCCTGCACAGCTTCGCGGACTCCCGTTTGTCTCTGCGGTTATCAATGATCTTCACGATCTCGACGACTTGCAGAAGCTGGAGATGGAAGCTTGCAAACTCGGTGCTTCTGTCGCTCAGATCGTCAAAACCGTCTCCGGTGAGGTTCAAGCTTCCAGCCTTCGATCCGGTGGAATCTCGCAAACCACTCAGAACACCGCTGAGAACTATTACGAGCAGGTCTTTGGTTCGTCTGTTAAAGTACTGAAGAACGGTGATTCATTTGAGCAGTTTGCGACTGAGCGTCCCGGTGTAAATATGCGTGAGTACTGGCGGCAATTGACTGAGAAAGTCTGTGCTGGCGTTGGTATTCCTTACGTTCTTGTTTATCCCGAGTCCATGCAGGGAACTGTCTATCGCGGTGCGCTAGATATGTCTGCTGTGTGGTTTAAGTCTCGGCATCAAGTGATGTCTTCGGCGGCTCGACGTATTTATGAATACGTCATGGAGTACGCTATCAAGACTGACCCAACGCTCAACCATGCTCCGTCTGATTGGTACGAGGTAGCGATTACCGCTCCCCGCTCTCCGAACGTTGATGTTGGCCGTAATTCCGCTGCTCAGTTGGCTGAATTGGAGGCTGGCATTCTGACTTACGATGAAGTCTATGGTGCGCGTGGTCTTGATTGGCGGTCTGCTTTAGAAGCAAAAGCACAGCAAGCTTTGTTTGTGCGTCAACTTGCTGACAAATACGGAGTTGATGTATCTGAGATTTCGGTGATTCAGAAAGAACGTCCTGCGGCTAGTGCTGCACCGGCTATTGACATTGAAGATGATTCTTCTGAATCTCCGTCTCCAGTTGCTCCGTCAGAAGGTGGATCGCAACCGCTTGTTGTAGAACAAACCGAAGTGACCGCTTCAGTCAAAAAGCAACGCAAGCCGCGAGCCAAGAAAACAAAATGAGCTTCACTAAGAAATCAGATTGGCTTTATTACGCTCCTGCGGCTTCCGCTGGTGAGACTGCGACCATTCAGATCTTTGACCAGATTGGCGAAGATTGGTTTGGTGGTAACGGTCTATCTGGTAAGCAATTCTCTGACGTTCTTGCTGAAGTTGGCAATGGTCCGCTCTTGGTAGAGATCAACTCTCCCGGTGGTAATGTCTGGGATGGTCTGAGCATCTACAACCAGTTGCGCGGTCGCAAAGCTCCGGTGACTACCCGAGTGGTTGGCATTGCGGCTTCTATTGCTTCGATCATTGCTCTTGCCGGTGATCGCGTAGAGATGGCAGATGCAGCTCTGATGATGATCCACGATCCTTCTGGAATGGCTTCTGGCACTTCGGAAGATATGCGGAAAATGGCTGACGCTCTGGATCAACACGCTGAAGTGCTGGTTGGAGTGTATGCTAAGAAGACGGGACGCTCTCCCGAGTCCATCCGCGCTGCAATGAAGGCGGAGACTTGGTTCACCACCGCCGAAGCGATTCAGTTTGGCTTGGTGGACAAACCTATCAAACAGCTTGCGATGGCTGCTAAGTGGCATCCCCGCGCTGTCACCAAGACCGCTCCCGAGACGGTCAAGAACAACCTCCGCAAAGGTCTTGAGCAATACGCTGAAGGTCTTGCCGGTGAAGGTCTTGAGAAGCAAACCGTTCTTGAGGCTGAGTCGCTCGTTGCTGGAGAAATTCCCACCGAAGATAAAGTTGAGAAGGCCAACGCTTGGTGGGGTCGCAATGAACGCTTTCTTGAGGCTGAACCCAATAGTCCCGCTGATGTAGCTGCCAACCTTTGGGGTGGTGCTGCTGGACGCGATTGGTTCCGCGCTCTGTACGCTCAATTGGAGCGTGAAGAACTGGAGGAAGATGACGACTCCCCAGACGACAAGATTTCTGCGGATGGCAATAACGCTATCAGCGAAAATGGCAAAGTTTCTTTGCCGCAACCAACACAACAACCCGACACAAATATGTCCGATACCACTACTGTGACGGCTGCGGCTGCTCCTGCCGCTTCCGTTGATCTCACCGCTGTTCTTGCTAAGCTTTCCGCTCTGGAAGCCAGCATGAAGGCTCCTGCCGCCGCTCCCGCTCCTGAACCGGTGCGTCCCGTGATTGAGAATCTCGGAAACCCGTTGATGGAGAAACACAAGAGCCTCCGCGCTGGTGCAGAGCGTAAGGGTTTCTTGATTCAGAACCACAGCGAGTTGCTGCGTCAGTCGCGCTTGATCGCTCCCCAGAACGCGAACACTTTCGCTGCCGGTCTGGTTGTCGATTACCTCGCTGACTCGGTCATTACTGTTGCGACTACTAAGTTGGCCATGATTGCCAATTTCACGCGCAACGTTGGTCTCGATAACTTGCGCCCCCGCGCTACCGTTCAGGTCAAGAAGTTCACTGGTGGTGATGACGCTCAGGACAACCTGACGGACTTCGAGAACAACTCCAACAACGAGTCCACTCTGGCTGCTACCTCGGTGACTGTTAACCAGATCACCAAGACTTTCACTGTCACTCAGCAAGAGTTGAATCAGGGTTTCCAGTTGGCTGATCTTGCTCAGGGTTCCGCTGAGATCTTCGCTCTTGCCATTAGCAAGAAGGTCACCGCTCAGATGACCGCTGCTCTGTTTGGTGCTGGCACTGTCATTGGTACTGCTGCCAACTTCGACACTAGCGACCTCCCTGCGATCTTGGCTCTGGCTAAGAACTACCGACAGAAGCTGTTGCTGTTGGATGGTAGTCACATGGCTCGCTTGATGTTCTCCGGTCAGTTGACTGCTGCCGCTGGAACCAATCCGTTCCCTGATGCGCGCTACGGTCCCCTGAACAACGGTTATTTCGGATTCGCGAACATCTTGGAGCAGAACGACTGGACTGGAGCTATTGCGAACACCGCTGGTTTCGTCTGCGGTCAGGACGCTATTGCGGTTGCGAGCGGTTTGCCGGTTGGAATGATCGCTGGTGAGTTCGTTGAGCAGCGCGCTGTTGAGTTGAGCAACGGTCTGTCTGTGTTGCTCTCTGTGTGGTACAGCCGCGCTTCTCGCGCTCATATGGCTTCGTATGACATCATGTTCGGTGCTGCCGCTGCGGACACTACGCAAGCTGAAGTGCTGATCACCGCTTAATCCAAACGGATATGCGTATCGCCACCACCGTAGCAGTGGACAAGAACGGCAAGAGTAAGATCGTTTCTGGTCCCGATATTGACGCGAGTCTCCAACGCGACAATTTCAACACTGTTTCAGTTCCAGAGGGAGGCAAGCTTATCCTGTGGATACAGGGAGCCTTAGCACCGAAAGTCCGTAAAGGTTAACCGTTAAAATTGGGGAGGTTGCTGGAAAGTTCCGGTGACCTCCCCTCTACCGATCAAACAAAATGGCCGTTCAAGCAGACATTTCAACCGAGTACAGCATGGGCCGAGAAGGCTTCCAACTCGTCACTAGCACAGCCGCTCAGACCGGCAACTGGTCTGGCTTGATTCCAACCGAGCCAACCGTTTTTACTTCCATTACCGGATTCCAGATCAGCGGAACTTGGACATCCAAGACCATTCCCGCTGGCTTCCCGCTGGTTGGCAACATCACCGGCTTCCAGATCTCCTCCGGTAGTGTGGTGGCGTTTAACGCTCGCGCCTAATGATTTCACTCGGCATAGCACTCAATCGTTTGTTCGCCGGTCAAGCCGGTGGCACTGACGCGCCGTTGCTACGCCGTGATGTTCTCCGTGAAGACGAGGGGTTCCTGTGGCAAGAAGACGGAACATCCAAACTCGTCATCACATACGGTACTTTTGAATTTCTGTTGAGAGAAGACGCTGGTTTCCTCCAACAGGAAGACCTCTTTAAAATCGCAATCCAAGCTAACTGATTATGGCAGACTCCAAGATTACAGCCTTAGCGGCCCTAACGGCGGCCGATCCCGCAAACGACATGGTTCCGATCGTCGATGTCTCTGACAATTCGATGGCGGCATCCGGTACGACCAAGCGAATCAGCATCAACAACATCCTCGCTTGTTCGCCATCCGCCACCCTCGCCAGCGCCACCATCACCGGCGATCTGACGGTGCGGACGAATAAGCTGACAGTCGCAAGTACAGGTGTTGGGATTAATGGCACGAGCGCAGCCTATCCGCTGGAAATCAACGGCGGTGCGTCTGCTAGCACATCTCAGTTCAAATCTACTGGATCGTCAGTCATTGCGCGATTCACTGATGGAACCGCTGAAACTGGCTACATTGGATCTGGCATAGCTTTAATATCTGGAATCAGCAGAACCGATTTCGGTATTGCGAGCAATGGTGCGCTCGTTTTTGGAGTTAGCACTGGACTCGCCATGACCCTCAACGCTACGGGGCTGGGCGTGGGCGTTACGCCGTCCACCGCTTGGAACACTGGAGGCAATCTTCAGGTGGGCGTTTTTGCTGGTTTGTACACAAACAGCAGTCTTGGTGCTGTTGATTTAACGAGTAACAGCATTCGCACTGGTTCAGATACTTACCAGTACCTTTCCGCTTCATCTAATAACGCCACTCGTTTCCAGCAACGCGATGGCTCGTTCCGATGGTTCAATGCTCCCGTTGGCACTTCTCCGAACGCCATCACCTTCACCCAAGCGATGACGCTCAATGCCGCTGGTAGTTTGGTGCTTGGTGCTGCTGCGGTTGCGACTACCGCGACTGACGGTTTCCTCTACATTCCCGGTTGCGCTGGTACTCCTACCGGAACTCCTACCTCTCAGACTGGTAGAGTTCCTTTGGTTGTCGATACCACAAACAACAAGCTGTACTTCTACAGCGGCGGTTCTTGGGTTGCTGCCAACTAATCTACTACCACCATGATTACCATCTCTTGGATCATCGAACGCCTTCTCGTCCGCAAAGTCGAAGGCACTCACACCGATGTCGTCATCACCGCCGACTGGCGTTGCAACGGCACTCAGGAATCGTTCAGCGGCACTTGCTACGGCTCCTGCTCGTTCCAGCCGCCGTCTGGTGAGTTCACGCCTTACGAGGATCTGACGCAGGAACAGGTCTTGAACTGGTGCTTCAGCAACGGAGTCGATAAGACCGCCATCGAAGCGAACGTCACCGCGCAGATCGAGAACCAGATCAACCCGCCGGTCATCGCTCCGCCGCTGCCGTGGTTACCGCCGGTTGAAATCGTTCCTCCGATGCTGCCGCAGGTGGAGCCGGTTTTGGTTGCGGAGGAGGCTGCTGTCGTTGAAGCTCCGGTCGCCTAATATGGAAATCATCGTCAAGCTGACTCAAGAACAAGCCAACGGTTTGCTGCAACTCATCGACATTGCGGTGAAAGCTGGTGGCATTCAGAACGCAAAAGTTGCTCTGCCGCTTGTTGACCTAATCGTCAACGCTGCTCAACCTAAATCCGAGTAATGCAAACCGATACCAACAGCAGCAATGGAGTTGGAGTATCTCTAGCAACTGCTGCCGCTGCTGGTGCGGTTTCATTCATCCCGCAACTGACACAGTGGTTCCAACTCGGAGCCGCTGTGTTGGCTTTTATCGCTGCTGCAATTGGACTCTGGAAAGCTCTAAAGAAATGAACTGGAAAACGACTCTCGCTGGAGTTGGTGCAATCATGGTTGCCGTTGGTGGAGCTATCAAAGCTCTGTTCGACGGAGACCCTACGACCAACATTGATCTTGCTGCGACCATTGCCGCTGTGACCGTTGGATTTGGTCTTATTGCCGCAAAGGATGCGGACAAAAAGAAGGCTGAATGAACGTCATTGAGCAGATCGTCACCGCTCTCTTAAAGTGGTTCACTGGTCTGGCTAAAACTGAACCCACCGCCGAAGATGCAAAACCAGACAAAGAGCTTAAGCAAAAGCTTCTGGATCGCATTGACCGTGCTGGTGGGTAGCTGTGGCTGCGGGACTCGCGTCGTTTACGTCCCCCACGGTGAGCCGGTAAGGCTCGCTGAGACCGTCAAAGCGCGAGTTTGGGTCAAAGGTGCGGACGGTGTTTCTGTTCGCTCCAAGAACCGTATAACGCTGTCAGAAGGTTGGTACGCATTGCCGAAGGAATAGTATGTCGCAACAAGTCATCAACGTCGGATCAACCGCAAACGACAACAACGGAGATACGCTCCGCGGGTCGTGGATCAAAGCTAACGCGAACTTCGATGAGATCTATGCCGCGCTCCCACTGACCGCTCCGTCAACGTGGGTTCCTACGTTGATTGATTCCGGTGGTGGTCGCACGTTTGCTTTTACGGTCAACACCGCTCGCCACACTTCGATTGGCTTTGTCTCCACCTTTACAGTTGATCTGACCATCAACTCAGTGAGCGGTTCTGCGACCGGAAACCTGCGGTTGGGTCTTCCAGATCCCGTTACTTACGATGCGGCTGTGTCCATCTGGTTGGACAATGCAACGAATCAAGCGAAGACTTCTGTCATTGGTAAGATTGTCGGAGGCACTTCTTACTGCGAGTTGAGCCATTATGAAAATGGCGATATCTCCAGTTTGGCCGGTCATCTCCAAGCTACTTCCCGCATTCTCGTCTCCGGTGTCTACTTTAAAGCGTGAACCTGATTGCAACCAGTCTCCAGTTGGGGATGTCTGTGCTACAGAGCGCGATGGGAAACCCGTCGTTTCTTTGGCAAGGAGTGCTGGTGCGCTGTCTTCCCGCTGCGATCACTGACGCAAACTCGGTTATTGCCGGTGGTTTCCAAGATAACGTCCAAGCGCGGATCTTGGTTAAGTTCTCTGATTGGAGATTGGCTGACTCGACTCTTGTAACCGTTGACGCTTCGGTCTGGTCTTGTGACGTTGGTTTCACCGCTGACCGTCTCTTGCAAGAGTCTGGAAGCTTGCTGCTGCAAGAAAACACTGACCGCTTACTCCTGACTTTCGGAAAAATGATTCCGGTTGTGGGTCGTCTTGTGACCTACGATGGAAGACAGATGCGGATCATGTCTGCAAAGCGTGATGGCTCTGGTGCTTACTACGCTCTTGAGCTTGGAGCTAAGACCAAATGAATCCAACCGTCACAGTCGATACGTCCCGCTTTGACGCTGCTTGGAAGGAGTATTTACCCAAGACTCGGCGGTCTTTGGCTGATGCTGTTAACTCCCGCACGTTTTTCTTGATGCTGCGGTTGTACATTCTGCTTCCGCCAAAGTCCCCACAAGCGGCTCGAAACAAGATTCTCGACTACTTCAATCGTCCGATTGGAGCGAGAAGGATTGACAAGAAGACCGGTAAATTTCTCGGTCGTTCGCGTGAATTGCGCTTGGTCCACTTGATCGCTCAAGCGAAGAACGCTAAAGCGGGAAAACCCGGACTCTACGGTCAAGATATGCGTGACGCTGCTGGAAAACTCCGTCGTCGCGCTGCTGGTTCAGTTGGTTACCTCAAGTCTGCTGTAACCAAAGCAATCAAGAAGCTGTCTCCGTCGTTTCAACAATTCGGTGGAACTCGACGAGCAAAGAAGGGTTCTGCTCAAGTGCGGATCGTTGCTGGAAATCAAGCTCTCATCAATCTTGCGAACCAATACGGGTTGCCACAAGAGAACGTTTCAATGCATCGCGGGTCTTCAGCGTATGCATACAATGCAAAGGCTGGTTTTTCTCCGTCTAGTCATGTTCGCTTGAACATCGGTCTTGCTGACAACCAGATTGGAAAAGTTGAGGCAATCTACTCAAAAGCGATGCAGCAAGCTTACAACGACGAAGCCAAAGAGCTTGAGGATCACATTACCGCTGCGTTTCAATCGGCTTTTGATGGTTCTGAATCGAAAGGTATTGTTGTCCAATGAATGCCGTTGCTCTCAGAACCGAACGCGCTTTAGTCGATTGGCTTGCCGCTCAAGATTGGTCTGCGTCTCCGCTTGGGACTCCTGCTTGTCTCACCAGCTACGGACACGGTGCGTTTACAGATCCAGACTTAGAAGACCGGATGCCAGACTTTCCGCGCATCGTTGTTCGCTCATCGACTGCGGTTCCGGTTCATCCTATTGACCGGACTTGTGAAGTTGACGTAACCGCTACGCTTCAGCTTTCCGCTGACGATACTCCCGAGTACAACGTTCTTGCGACCGTTGCAGCGTTTGAAGACATCCTGCAACCGCTCTTCGTTGACGACAACATTTCAGAATTAAACGCTGGAGAATACAACGAGTCTGGAGGGTTTGTTGCGTATTTCGCAACACCAACTGACTTCGGCATCAATGACACTAGCGAAAGGGCTAGAACTTTCTCGCGTTCAATGACAATCTTTGCAGCAGCAAACTCATAACACACTAACAACATGGCACTTTCAAAAGGTCTTGCGCTAGTATACGGCGCAAAAGGAACCATCAAGCTGTACACGGTTGGGGTCGCAAACGCTCTTACCGAAATCACCACCGGAACCATCACGACGATTGAGAGCTACGACGCTTCGCATGAAGCCGATGTCGAGCAGATCAAAAACTCTGATGGCGAGGTCGTGGCTCAAGTCTCGGCTAACGAGCGCATTTCACTTAACATCACCTTTATCCCGAGCGCCTCCACTTTTGCCCAAGCTAAGTTGGCTGCGAGCCTCCCCAAAGTGAATGGGTATGCAGCTATTGCTGGAAGCGATGGCGTGACCGTTGGTGGTGTTTCCATTGATGGTGATTACGTTTATTCCGGTGGTGGAAGCGTCAAATTCACAAGCAGCGGAAAAGCTATGGTTACCATCACTGTGACCAAGTATCCGTCTCTTGCTGGTACTGCCACTGTCTTCACTCTGTAATCTGTGGCAGATCTTGCAAAGATACTCGCAGAGACCGGACCTCAAGCACCTGTTGTGCTTGGGGTTCGACTTGTTCCCTACACCGTAGGACACGCGATTGTCTTGCAGCGTTTGCGCTCTCCCTACGTTTTAGGTGGAGAGATTACACCGAGCGATTTAGCGGAGGCTGTGCTTGTTTGCTCACAGTCTCCGCTTGAATCCATCAGGTCCATCAAATCAATCTGGCGTGACCTCATTCTGTGGTTGTGGGGAAAGCGGATTGAGCGGATGAATTTGGTCGTTGAATCCGACAAGTTTCAGTTGTGGCTCAAAGAGCAATCAACCGCCCCAGAAGTGCTGATGGAAAGCGGAAGCAAGCCAAAGACTCCCGCGATGCCGTGGCCCGAACGGGTTCTTGTTGGATGCCTCAACATTGGGATTGCTCCTGACGATGCAATCCAGATGCCTCTTGGTGACGCAGAAAGGCTCATTCTAGCGCACGCAGAGATGATGGGGCAGGTTCAGTTGTGGGACGACCAGAGCGAAGCCATTTGGCAGAATCAACAAGCGAACTGATATGGGTGTGCTTTCTCTACTTGTTAAGCTTGGTCTTGATTCCACAGCGTTTGAGATGGGCGTGAAACGCGCTCAGAGCGTTGGTGAAAAGTTTGGATCAAGCTTCAAGTCTGCGGTCACCAGCAAGCTTGGCGCGGCTTTGTCGGTTGCTGCTGTTACTGCTTTCACAAAGAACATAATTGAAACAGCAGACCGCATATCTGATTTATCGGAACAGCTTAATCTAACCACAGATCAAGTTCAGAGGCTTCAAATACTAGCTGGGGAAACTGGTGTAACTTTTGAAAAGTTTGGTTCAGTTCTAGGTAAGTTTGAGCAAGCCAGATTAAAAGCCACTTCTGGAGATGATGACGCAATTCAAACGCTCAAAGCTCTTGGTTTGACAATGGAACAGTTGCGCGACCCGCAACTATCAACGATTGACGGGGCAGTCAAAGCCGCTGAAGCCTACAAAAACTCTGGAAGGTCCGCCGAAACAACGGCGGCAATGATTGACGTTTACGGTCTAAAGCTCAAAACCGCTGCTGCTGCTCTGGCTGATTATAACACAACGTCAAATCGTCTTTTGATTTCAAAAACGGACATTGATGTTCTAGCCAAAGCAAACACTTTGTTAGAAGAGCAATTTCGGATCATCAAAGGAATAGCAGCACCGACAATTGCGGCAGGAATTACCGCAACTGCAAACGCTATTAACAGTGTTTCAAAGCCGACTGAGAGCTTTCTTGAAAAGTTTGATCGTACTATGCGAAAGGCTCACACGATTCAATTGATTAAGAGGATGCCAGATGAAGCGTTGTCCAGAATAGTGCAGCAGAGAATTGCAGAAGAAAAACAGGGGAAGGTTGGCGATCAAAACACGCCTCCTCCTATTGGAACTGCTCAATTTGAACGGGTAGCTGGCATGAAGTTTTCAATGGGCGGACCTCAAGACTCTCTTGCTCGCATTGGTGGATTCACTGGCTTTCAATCGTCTCAAGACACTGCAATCAGGAATGCAATTGAGCAGACGCTTCAGTTGAAGCTAATCGTCAAGAACACGGACAGGACTGCCAACAACACGCAAGACTGATATGGCAACGATCAAAACCAATGTCATCACGCCAGTTGCAACTGGATACATTGAGATTTCCCGCGAGTACAACAACGGTGATGGCACTGGTCGTTTCATTACCTACAAGTACCGTGGTAGCAAAGATGCTTTGCGGCTTGCGTCTGCTGATTGGGTTGCTGCTGGTGGCAAATATCAAATCACTGAAGACGGTCCTTATTCGACTGCAACCGTAACGTTTTCAGGGGTTAACTTTAACCCTAACACACCAACCGCTCAGGGTCCGTTAGACGAAGATGATCCTGCTCAGCGGTATGAGTTCCGCACAGAATACGTTGATGCATCGTTGTTTGAGCTTCCTGCCGTCCGCGCTGAAGCCAAAAAGAATCTTGATACTGAGTTGTACTTTGCAGCAGTGAAGCAAGCTGGAGACGATCCGAAGAACAACAAGTTGCCGCTGCTTGAAACTCAATTTCCGCTGGCTCACAAGTTGGTCAGGAGATTGGCTAGAGGTCAAAGCAGCTTTCAGACTTCCAGAGTGTCTCTAACTCGGATCTCTACTTACTCGGCTCGCAACGGTCTTCCTGCCACTCCTCCGATCATCTCGGCAATCTACGATTCAATCACGCTCGCAAACCGGAATAGATTTCCGCAAGTTGTGCGTAACGTGATGCCGCAAGCACCGCTTGACCCGTTGCTGACTCCAGATGAAACCGCTTGGGCTTGGTTGAAAACCAACGATTCAACAAGTTTGATGATTAAGACCAACCAAGTTGAACGGAATGAAACTTGGACCTTTGCAGCGTGGGATCTTTTCGCGTATCCATACAACCCAGCATTCTAACACTTACAGACTATGGCAGACGAAATTCAGATGACCGCTCGCTTGTACGCTTCCAAAGGTGGTGCGTATCTCCCGAGCGTGACTTACACCAAATCCGCAACGATGGTTGGAACCGACATGGGTTCTCAGACCCAATTGATCGGAACTACCGTTGAAGCTTTGGACGTTCCGGTTGATGTCTCCAGCCCGTACAAGCTGTTGATTTCCAACCTCGACAGCACCAACTTCGTTGAGTTGGGATTTGTTTCTGGAACCTACACGATGCGGATTCCCGCTGGCGAGACGCTCTTGATGCCATACGTCAGCGCGACTCTGTATCTCAAAGCGGATACCAGCAACGTGACGATTCAAGCGACGTTCTGCGAGATCTAACCGTTTGAGATATGGCGAACGAAATTGAAATGACAGCGCGGTTGTATGCGTCAAAGAATGGCGCATCTATCAACCCTCAGACGTTCACCGCTACGGCAAACATGACCGGAAGCGACATGGGTCAAAATACCCAAGATATCGGTTCCGGTTCTGACGAACTACTTGAGATCGCTGCGGATCTTTCGCTCCCGTATAAGGTGCTGATTAAGAATTTGGACCTACAAAATGCGGTGTATGTTGGAGTTTCGATTCCTTACCAGTTCCAGATTCCCGCCGGTGAGTTCATGCTGATTCCGCGAGTGGATTCTAACTTGTATCTGCGAGCAGTTATCAGCGGATCTGTGGTTAAGGTGTTCGCTCAATACTGCGAGATCTAATGGCTGTAACGCTTCCATCTAAGGTTGCAGAACGTGGTATGAAAGCCGATCACGCTCGCGCCATCAATCAACTGATTGATGCAGTCCGCAAGATCCAGCTTGTCGCTGGACCGGATCAAGCTATTGAGCAGACTCCGAACGGGACAACCATCAAGATCAAACAACCGCCAGCCACAATTGTTGGTGGTACTCCTGACGACTTCTTTTATTGATGTATGCCCGTTGCTACAGACAAGCGTCAGCGGATGTTCAATGCGCGGAACTTGAACGATCTGTACGCACGGTTCGACAATAAGTGTGCAAGAGCGTTAGACGGCAAGACCCCGTTTGTTGTTGGTCTCAGTTCTAAGATACCTTTTGGCGTTCAATACGACTATTGTATTGATCCAGCCACAAGCTTCTATGTCACTGGAAGCACTCCAACACAAACGCAGATTGCGATTGAGCTTTCAAAGCTTGAGAGCAAGCACTTAGACGTTAGCGGAGGTCAAGTTTACGTTGATCACTACGTCACTTCTTTCAACTCTTCATATTGCAACGTTGGCTCAATTCAAAAGTCTTTTGAGCTACACAAGCGCAATGTTGATGGTATTGATTACGATGTCCATTTAGGTTGGGACGATTGGGATTCTGGTTTTGATTCTTACGTTAGGTCTTACTTCACTTCAGTTGGATCTGAACCTTCACTGCCTCCCGGTAGAATCCATAACCACAAAACCGCAGTTGCTGAGATACGGATTGAAGGTCTTTTGACTTTCAAAATTCTAAACAGTTACAAACGGTTTGATTGCTGGAGGGTTCACAATTGCGGAAGCAAAGACATGAGGGTCTTGCTCCAATTGCCAGACGGCTCAGCGGAGACCAAGACGGTTCCAGCAATGGGCTGTAGATCGTTCAGAAGACGCGCTGACGGCTCTTGGGCAACAACGTGGAGGGATGGCACTGCTTGCACTTATTTCTTCCCGTACTTTGCGGGAGATGTTCCTTACTTTGCTGGTGGTCCGCCAAACTACGGAGTTGGAGACTCTCTTTCCGTATGCATGGAGAGGTCAGCAAAAGCCAACAACATTGCGAACCCGTTTTTGTTGCTGCAATGGATGCGAGCAATGGGCGCATGGGTTGACGCTCGCTTTGCTTACGACATCCGCGCACTGCATCCAGAATACTCAGACCCAACGGATGCGAATACCGCAATTGGGGACGCAATCTTCACTTGGGGACGCGCTAGAGTTCAGATTTACAGCAGCCTTTCCGGTGTCGTCTTTGAGGATTACATCACTGTATTCACCGGAGTTACCGACTTCATGCCGAAGCTCCAACGCATAGGAATCAACGCTGAGGTTTCTGGCGATGTCTTGGTGATGAGTAGCAAGAGACCGAATGCAATTGTCAGAATCTATCCAATTGACTGCAATGTCTTCTTTGGTTCAACCGATCCATACTGGCAGATCAATCCTACTACAACTTACATTTCAATTGCGTATCCGTCCTACTACTACACCCAGAACGTAGCAACACCCAACACGGCAACCCAATGGCAATCCGGCAACGTCCCAACATGGATGGAAACAATGCGGACGCTTCGCAGAAGGGTTGCAGTTGAAGAAGGGTTTTTGAATGCTTACGACGATGAAGTTGATATTAGCGAAGAGAAAGTTGGGATCGTCAGATTAAGCTCAATCGGATTAACAGTAACAGCATCAACCGCCGTTGGCATTGAGGCATTTGACGCTAACGCTTTAAGCGAGATTCCTAACTACGAACGCAGCGCAAACGTAATAGAATTGCGAACTGAGTTAAGGCCAAAAGGATTCTCACCGGCAATTGGTTATTCAAACAACAAATACATATCTGCCACTAAAACATACATTATAGCACAGCCAAGTAACCAAAGCGGAATGTACGGATATGTATTCCCGCAGATTAGCACCGAGATAGGTCTGGGACACTACAATCCGGCTGTCAATTGCGCTTACATTCCATCAGGTGGACCTTGGGCTTTTTCAAGCAGCGTTTACGACTACAATCTTGAGCGGGTTTTCACAACCGATCCGCTGACTCCAAATGTAACCAACGTTTTTGGATCTGATTTCTGGGTCAATAAATGGGGCGGCAAAGGTGGCGTTGATGCGTCTGTTAGAGTTCTGGGAAGACCCAACAAGACGATTCAAGATAACGGTGTTGCTGACGATGTATTCAAAGACCAAAACAATGCTGCAATGGCTTGTTTGGCTCCGTGGTATAAACAAATTGATTTGACTAGTGCAGCGCAAGCTTACATTGCTGACATCAGGTGGACTTCATCTACTTATTTTGATCTCCCGTATTCTAGCACTGCAAACGCTCTGAATTACGATGGAATTGGGCCGTTCTACCACAAGATTCCAAAGTCAGCGTTTCTGTGGAATCTGTTGGAAGCTCACGTTTCTGGATGGAATCGCTCAGTTCCGTTGGCTCACGCTGAAGTCTGGTGTCCGATTTATGGATTTGATGCGTCAGGAATACTTGAACCAAGCATATTGGGAAACCTCATTCCAAAAGACCTAACAAAAACTTGCTTGGACCCGTCAGAAGGACCGTGTTTCTTCATAGATCAAAATCAATACAACGCTTTCTTGGCAAATGGAGTCCAAGCTAAAGAGTTGTACGACACTACGCTTGGTCAGAATTATTGGGTCGTAAGCCAGATGGAGCTTGCGACCTACAGCCGGTCAAATGGGTTCAACGCTTTCAACTTCGATTGCTCCAATCAGGTCATTAATGCGTCTGGGGGCACCTTGACTCCTGCAACCGCTTGGGAGCCAATGCGATCCTACGGCTTCGGTGAGACGACCCAATCTGCCAACTTTGAGGACGTTACCGGAGACCCATTCTATCGGTTCATTCGGTACGTTGATCTCGACGTAGCTTGACACAAACCCACCGTTGGGTTATTGGTCTCTTCAGCCGATGAAATGTCCGTCCTGCAACTGCATTTTTGCCGCAAGTCTCCGCGATCTCGCGAAGGAGTTGGGTGGGGTCAAATCATCTGCAAAGGCCGAAGCTTCTCGCGCAAATGGAAAGCGCGGAGGTAGGCCAAAGAAGACCAATGAAACAAGAGATTATTCCAAGTCAGAAACAGTCCGCGCTCGCAGTGATGGCGAGCAAATTTAGTGTTGAGCCAACCAAGCTGCTGGAGACTCTCCGCGCAACCCTAATGCCCAAAGCGACGAACGAGGAGATGCTCTCGTTTGTGGTGGTCGCTAACCAGTACGGACTCAACCCGTTCACTCGCGAAATCTACGCATTCCCTGCTCGCAATGGCGGCATCCAGCCGGTGGTCTCAGTCGATGGGTGGATACGCATGATGAATAATCACGCGAGCTTCGACGGCATCCAGTTCACGACCGAAGACAAAGACGGAAAGCCGTTCTCGGTGACTGCTACGATTCATCTTAAAGACCGGACCCATCCGGTTGAAGTGACCGAGTACTTCTCGGAATGCTCGCGGAATACCGAACCGTGGAAGGTCAACCCTCGCCGTATGTTGCGACACAAAGCGTTGATCCAATGCGCTCGCGTAGCGTTTGGGTTCAGCGGCATCACTGACGAAGAGGAGGCAATCCCGCAAGCTCCGGTCAACGTTACCCCTTCGCGTCCAATCTTCCGCAGCAAGCTGGAGCCGAAGGTTGAACCCGAGTCTGAACCGGCTCCGTCTGTGGTTGTTCAACCCACCGAGCTGACTCTTAACGAAGGGAAATCCAATGAGTGACGAACGCAGTGGACTACCGTCAGCGTCCGCAGCGAGCCGCTACTCTGCTTGTCTCGGAAGTTGGGATCTGGAGCGTCAAGTTGCGGAGGTTGAATCAACCGGAGACGCAGCAATCGGAAACCGTATCCACGCAGCACTTGCGCTGGAGCCGGTCAGCAATCTGACGACCGATGAGACTTGGATCATTGATCGTTGCAGGGAACAGGAACTTGAATTGGTCAAACAGACCTTTGGTGAGCTTGAGACCAACTGCTTCCGAGAGAAACGGCTTTGGTCGCTGACTCAAGATGGAGAGCGACTCTGGAGCGGAAAACCTGATGTCATCTACACCGCCAACGATGAAGGAATGCTCTACGGGTTGATCATCGACTACAAGAGCGGTCGTGGAGCCGTAGAGAACGCAGCGGAGAACCTTCAATTGCGCTGCTTGGTCGCTCTGTTGGACGAGTCTTGGGGATTCACGCTTGATCGGGTTACGGTTGCAATCATCCAGCCTTTAGCGGGACCTCCGAGTGTGTCGGTCTACGAGTCGTCAGATATTCATTCAGCCATAATGGAAGCGAATGGGCTGATGAAAGAGATTCAGAAAGTGGGACAACCGCGCACTCCGTCAGAGTCGGCTTGCAAGTATTGCAAAGGGAAACCCTATTGTCCCGAAGCGCGGGAGCTTGCGGTTGCTCCTCCGCTGACCAATGCGCCGGATGGTATAACGCCGGACGCTATTGCTGCGACGTTAACCAACCAGACGCTCGCAGCGTTCTTGGACCGTGCAGCACAAGCTGAAGCGGTTATCGAAGCTTGTCGTGCGGAAGCTCGACGGAGGCTTAGTGAAGGAGGCGCCATCGAAGGTTGGACGCTCAAAGAAGGATCGGTGCGCGAGTCGATCACTGACTCCGAAAAAGTGGCTTCACGCTTCTTGGAACTCGGAACTTACGAGCAGCTTGCTCCTGCGATCACGCTCAACAAAGCGAAGCTCAAAGAAGCGATCAAGACTGCGACTGGCTTTAAGGGTCAGCAACTCACCAACAAGCTTGATGCTCTTCTCGACGGCTGCACCGAATCCAAGACCTCCCAACCCACACTTACAAAGACCAAATGAATCAAACCCATCCAATGGAACTAGTCCGCGAGTTTATGCGGACCTATCAACAATGCATCCCAGAGCGTCCCGCACTGCCAGACCCCATCACGATCAACCTTCGGTATCGACTGATTGACGAGGAGGCTCAGGAGCTTTCCGAATCAACTTCCGCTGTCGAGTATCTCGACGCAATCGGAGACCTGCTCTACGTCGTTTATGGAGCCGCGCTGGCTGCTGGCTTCTCCCCGCATCAAGTAGACGCTGCTTTCACTGAAATTCACCGATCCAATATGTCAAAGGTCTGGACTGACGACGAACTGGATCGGATTCCCGCTGACTGCCGCTCGCACCGAGTTGGGGACAACCGCCACATTGTGAGACGGACTGACGGTAAGATCGTAAAGTCTCCGAGTTATTCACCGGCCCGACTGGAGGGATACACTCGATGAGGCATCTATGGTCCCGAGGATTCGGACGACTCCACTCAGACGCTGAGGTCATTACTACCGACGACGGCAAGAGATTCCTGCTTGCTGTCGTTGAGTTTGAGAAGCGCACTCTTGCGAACGGAAAACCGTACGCACAGCGGGTCACGTTCCGGTCTTTTGACCCAGAGGACATGGATTGCGTAAGGATGCTCACTGAGGGGACGCATATCATGTTTGACGGCGATTGCGATGCATTGGCCGAGAAGAGCGCGACGGGCTGGTGGTACGCGAATCCGCGCATCACCGGACGAATCCATGAGATCATCCCGCCGCACGATGCATCTTGATTTTCACGTTTCAGGAATCCCAAAGGCTCAACCGCGAGTCAAAGCGTTTGTGCGCGGTGGTCATGCGGGAGTCTACACTCCAGATTCAGCAGAGTCTTGGAAGCAAGCGGTGCGTCAGGAATCCATCGCAAACGCTCCAGAATCGCTTATAACGGGTCCGATTAGGTTGCAGCTAGACTTCTTCCTTCCGAGACCCAAAGCGCATCTGGACAAGCACGGAGTCCCGAAGGCGAAATCACCGGTCTGGCATTGCAAAAAACCAGATTTGGACAACCTCATCAAAGCGGTGACGGACGCGATAACCGACACTCAGCGAGTCTGGCTCGATGACAGTCAGATTTACCAGATTACAGCGGTGAAAACCTACGCTCTCCAGCAGTCTGGGTGCAGCGTGAGGATCAACGCTGAGTAAGCTCTCGGAATTTGCGGCATGGTGTGCAGGGAGATCCTGCGACGGGTTAGGTTTCATCCCATAGAAACACCGCATTTTCCTAAGGTTTTCGCTGGTTTTTCAAACTCCTGAAAAAAGTTGAAGATTTCTATTGCAGAGAACCCAACGTTGGGTTTTACTCATCACATCGAAGGCAACGACGCCTCCGAATAAACGACAAGAATATGACGAACAACACCATCCAAGCCGGTCAGATCCTCACCGCCCGAAGTGCTTTTGACTACAACGCCGTTTTCCAAGCCAACGTTATTAGCCGCAAAGGGCAGTTTGCTACCGTGTACAACGGCGCAAAAGTCTGCCGTGTAAAGGTTAAGATCGACGACCGTGGAGAGTTTGTTATGGCTCTTGGACGGTATTCTTTTGCACCTGTTTTCCGCTGCAACTGATCAACCAAGAGGGGCGCGACTCTCCAACGCGCAAACCATTAACACCCATCAAATACCATGACTTTTCCAAAAGTTATCAAGACAGTTGAGCATATGCATCAGGCCCGATTTGCCTCCGGTCTGCGGATCTACAAGACACAGTTCATCGACGTTGGAGACAGAACGGTTGCTGTCGAGTTTCTGTACCTCAACTCGGGTGATCTTCACAGAGTTCGACAACGAGAGCTTCGCGATGAAGACCGCGAGCTTCTAGCCAACTGAATTACCACCGTGGGGAGCGCATACGACCAACGCTCAAAACCATCAACACCCATCAAATACCATGAAATACCATTGCAGAAACAAAGATAACAAAGTCCTCAGCATTCACCGCAACATTGAAGAAGCTCTTCGCGCTAGAGATGTCTGGAACCATACGATTGAGCTGATCGGAATTACCGATGAGACCGGACGGATCTTAGAAGCCCAAGAGATCATCCAATCCAAAGCCGATGCTTGGATGAAAGGTCTCCGATGAATCTCGGGCCTTTGATTGCGGCTCTCATCACTGTGGAGTCTAACGGACGGGACAACGCGATTGGCGACGGTGGTCTAGCTATCGGTGCGCTCCAGATCCACAAAGCGGTTGTGGTGGACGTTAACCGGATTGCTGGAACTAGCTACACCCACCAGCAGATGACCAACCGGATTGCAGCCCGTCGAGTCTGTGAGATCTATCTGACGCATTACGGCAAAGGCTGCACGACTGAGCAGTTAGCTCGCAAATGGAACGGAGGCGGTCCCTCTGGTGATAAGAAAACAGCAACAATTCCCTACTGGAACAAAGTCAAAAAGCATCTATGAACAAGTCAGTCATTATCTCAGAAGAGACTCACAAACTACTCAAAGAATATTGCCAAAGCGAAGGAATCAAAACCCAACATCTAGCGGATAGAATCATCCGCGAGTGGTTGGAGAAGAAGAGGGAATCGAAATGAGCGACACCCCAATATCAGACAGTACACCTCACAACGTGGCAGAGCTTGGAATGTTGTGCAGGAGGCTGGAACGCGAACTCAACGCGGCCAATGCAATCATCCGGCAGCAGCAATTGTTGGATGAGGAGAACCTGCGGCTTCAAGACCGCATCAAGCGGTTGGAGGAGGCGTTGAAAGAAACAGTTAGCTGGATAGTGGATCTAGCTAACAGCGGAGACGCTGGATTCTTGGATGCTGACATTATGCCTGAAGTAATTCAAGCGAGAGCAGCACTTCAAGCCAAGGAGGCCAAGCTGTGAGCGCAATGAATTGTATTGGAAAGATACTCAAACGGTTTCTTGGAATTGCGTGTTCTCATTATTGGCAACCGCTAAACGACAGTTTCCATGGCTCACATTCTCACTGGGACGTTGCATTCAATGTTAAAAGAAAATGGAAATGCATCCATTGCGGTAAGCAGACGCTTTCAGCAAATCCAATTAGCTTCATCAATCAAAATAGAAACAAAGCCAAGGAGGCCAAGCTGTGACACTTGAAGAACGAATACTGAGGATGATTCCAGTTTTGGATCTACCTCCAGATCGAAACGAACTCCGCGCAATCGCAATCGACGCTCGCAAGCTGGAGGATCGAGTGAAACAACTAGAGCAGGAGAACGACGCTCTCCGTGCCGATCTGCTGCTGTGGAATGAGAAGGAGGTGAAGTTGTGAACCATCTTGTTAACGCCAACAAAAAGGTCAGCAAAACACCGCGCACAGACCGACAGCCGGTTGTCACCGTGGCGTTCCAGCACTTCGTGAAGGCTGGCTTCGCCCGTCAGTTGGAGCGGCAACTGGCTGGAGCGAACGACCGCATCAAAGAACTCGAAGCCAAAGTGAACGAGTTGAACGACCTCAAGAAATGGTTGGAGGGACGATGAAACTGCGACCGATCAAATGGGTGCTGTCACCTACCGACGACCACATGCTTTCCATGGAATGCACTGACATCGAAATCGTCGATGAAGGTGGCGGCGAATACGTCGAGGTCAGTCAATCTGCTGATGGCCATGGTAAAGTCAGCATCAACCCCGAGGAATGGCCGATGATGCGTAAAGCCATCGACGACGCGATCAAGCAATGCAGGGACCTAAAGCCATGAGATCAGTTCAAGACATCATGCGAGAAGGGACCGGCATCAAAGTCCTAAGCCGCAAAGACGTTGGAGAGGCTGTGAGAGCAGCCAAAGCTAAGAAAACAGAGTTTACTAGCTTCTGGACTAGAAAGAGAGGCAAAGCAACCAAATGAGACAATCAACATACATACCACTCAGAGGACACATACCACAAGCAGTTGTATTGGAAGTACTAGAAGACATTAGCAAAAACAAAACATACAGACAGATCAAAGAAGATTACTCGGTCAGCTTGGGTTGGATACACAAAGTCAGACATAACAAGATTAGAAAATGAGCATACTAACCAAAATCGGAATTACTAAAGAAGCAATCGCAAGACTGTTAGGAGTCCACAAGACGGTGACGGTTGAGGAACCGCAGTGGAAGCCACTCAGCAAGAAGACCAAGCGCGGTCGTGGACGACCCAAAGGCCAGAAGATCCCGCAATGGGTCGTTGATGCGGTAAGGAACTCTCACAAGAGCTTTACCGCTAAGGAACTCTCCACAAAGTACGGAGTCTCTGACTATTGGGTCTGGGCTATACGCAACAACAAGTTCAGAAAGTAACCAAATCTAACGATAATTGACGCGAGTGTGTCTTGATTAAGTTCTAATTCCATGATTCTTCAACATTGTGAACATTACACAGCACCAACGCCGAGTGATGGCGATTGGTTGCAGTCATGGGAACCGAGCCAATCAAGATGCACTCGCTGCGGTGCTGCTATTCCGCGAGAAGTTCAAGCCCGACGAAGTAATTCACCTCGGAGACGCATACGATCTTGCCTCATTACGCAGTGGTTCACTCCGCGACCCTCAAGACTCGGACCAAGCCGATGACTACCTCGATGATATCCAAGAGGGAGCAAAGTTTCTGGATGAACTAAGACCAACAGTCTTCACAATGGGAAACCATGATGAGCGAGCCAAGAAGTATCTTAATCACCATAACGCTGTTGTAAGAGGTTTTGCTGAAGCTGTATGGGAACGAATGCTAAAACCAATTGAGAAACACTGTCATACGTTTATCAAATACAACGATTGTCTTGATAGGTCGTTCTATCGGTTGGGCGGATTTAAGTGGGGACACGGTGTCTTGTATGGTGAAAACTTTATCCGTGATTCAGCGGAAACATTTGGTAACTGCGTTGTTGCTCATGCTCACAGAGCAGGTCAAGCGACTGGTCGCACTCAATCAAATCCGATTGGCTTTTGTGTTGGAACGCTTGCAGACATTCCAACGATGGATTACGCGAGCAAACGACGATCAGCCCTAGCATGGTCTCATGGGATAGTCTTTGGGGAATACACAGACAACTCAGCGCAACTCTACCTTCACCAATGGCCGCAAAACGAACAGAAATGGACTCTGCCGAGCTTTTAAGACAGCTTCGGCTCGCAATAGCCAATCAGCCCGAAGCGGTCCCAGAAGGGTTTAAAACCTCCGCACAGTGGGCTGATGAGTGGAAGATTACCAATAACGCTGCTGGAATTGTACTCTGTAAATCAGTCAAAAACGGATTGATAGAGTCCAAAAAGTTTCGCGTAATGTCTGGATCTCGCGGTGTTTATCCCGTCGTGCATTACCGTCTAAAACAATGAAATACAGATCTAAGACCAATCAGAATCTCACCGTTGAGTACATCTCCGAAGCGCAACTGCGGATCGCTGAGACCAAGAGACTCGCGGTAATCTACCGCAAAGAGGGGTTGCTATACGTCAGACCCAAAGCCGAATTTTTTGATAAGTTCAAGCTGGACGAAACACCGATTCCGAGTTAGGAGTAAGCAGTCAGCGCAAGCCCTAGGAAGCGAGCGTTGACGCACCATACCTGAAGCCATGTTCAACCAACTTTTCCCCACCCTTTCCGTGACACGTCCCGTCGCTTCAGCGGGAGTTCCTAGCACGGTCTGGGTGGGGTTTCTGTTTGTTACATGAACGAAGACAAGAAGACCCGTAAGGCTCCAGCCTTTCAGTTATACACCGATGACTTCCTAGCTGGGACCATCGAAATGTCCCAAGAAGAAGTTGGTCAATTCATTCGACTTCTCTGCCATCAATGGAACCGCGGTTCAATTCCGGTTGAAACCGAAAAGCAACAGCGGTTGGCTGGCGGTTGCGTATCGGTTGACGTGTTAGATAAGTTCGATCACTGCGAAGATGGTTTGCTTAGAAACAAAAGGCTTGAGTCCGTTAGAACCGAAAAGGGCAAGTTTTTGCAGAGCCAATCGGCAAAAGGCAAGTTATCCGCGGAAAAACGCAGATTGGAGGCTCTGGAACGTCAAACTCAATCCAACCAAAATTTAACCGCGGTTGAACCGGTGTTGCAACCGGATGATCAACCGGATACCCAACCGGAATTCAACTCTCCATCTCCATCTCCTAATAAGAGAGATACAACGTCTCCAAAGTCGCCGTGGGATGTTGGCTTCGGTGTTGAGTTACCAAACAGCTTTCAGACAGAGAACTGTCTTCAAGCCGTCAAGCTCTGGCTTCAGTACAAATCGGAGCGTAAAGAGGGGTACAAGAAGACCGGACTCACGGCATCACTCACCAAGTGGTCCAACGAGTTTTCTCCTGCTGAGTTCCCATCTGCTGTTGAGAACTCAATCGCTTCCGGTTGGAAAGGGATATTCCCAACCGGAAAGCAGCAACAACAACCTCAAGCCAAATCCGTCAACCTCAGCCTCAACATTGCGGACTACCAATGAACGATCCGTTTTACGCTGTAGACGACGAATTTGCCGTCATTGGTTGTTGCCTCAACGGTGGGGTTGATACCTGCTCGGATGCTTTCGCTGAGATCCAGACCTCAGCGTTTCAGACCGAAACTCTGGCGATGACCTTCGATGTCTTGAAGTCGTTGGTCGCCGAGTCCAAGCCGATTGCGCTTCCCGAAGTCATGCGGGAATGGAAGAAGGCATTCGCTTCAAATCCAGTCCCGTTTGAAGACTGGAACAAAGCGATGGAAGCATCCCCGTCACCGGCAAGCTATCCGATGTTTGCCAAAGGTGTTCTTGAAGCCGCTCACCGTCGCCAGCTACGAATCGCTGGAGACCGTCTATTGAGGGAGTCCGCTGTCTCCACCTTCAGCGTCGATCAAATCGTCTCTAATGCCGAACAGGGGCTTGCCATTGATGCCTCCAAAGAGACGCTTCAACCCGCAAAGTCAGTTGTTGGGCGATTCATCGACGCAACCCAAGAGAGATTTGAACGAAAGGGTCAACTCTCTGGCATCACTTCTGGCTTCTATCGGTTGGATGAAATGACCGACGGGTTCCAGCTTGGAGAATTGGCGATCTTGGCCGCTCGTCCATCCATCGGTAAGACCGCTATGGCGATTGCCTTTGCTCAAGCGGCTTCCGTCATTGGTAAGGTTCCCACGCTGTTCGTCTCGCTTGAGATGTCTGACGAATCAATCGTTCGTCGTATGGTCTCAACTATCGGGTCAGTCCCGATGGGGGATATCCGTACCGGCAACATGACCGAAGGCGGTATGAAGTCCATGAGTCACGCTTGCTCTCGGATCGCAGCCAGTCCGCTCCATTTTGTGTCTGGTTCATCTATAAGCAACATAGCCGCAATCACTGCAACCATCCGTCGAGCTGTTCGCAAGTGGGGAGTGAAGCTGGTTATAATCGACTACCTGCAAAAGATCCACGGATCAAAGTCTGCCGAGAAGCGAACCTATGAGATCGCAGAGGTCAGTGGACGACTCAAGAGCATTGCAACCGAGTGTAAGGTTGCTGTGGTCTCACTAGCGCAACTCAACAGAGAGAATGAGAAGGAGAAAGGAAGGTCCCCAAAACTCACCGATCTTGCAGACTCCGGTCAGATAGAGCGTGACGCTGACTTAGTAATGCTCCTTAACCGCGACCGCTCCCAGAAGTGCGGTGAAGCAATCATTGCCATCGCCAAGCAGCGTGACGGTGAATGTGGAGCCGTGAAGCTATGGTACGACGGTCAGTATTGCCGCTTTGGCGAGATTGCCCCCGATACTTAATCCCAACGATAGGTTGACTGCCATAAACTATTCCTGTAAACTGACCAACGAAAGCAAGAAACACCCACAAACACCATGCAAACCGGTAAGATTGACGTTACGAAGATCGACAAAGCATTCCTATTCAAAGGCAAAGCTGGAACGTATTTGGATATCGCACTCATCCCAAACAAGTCTGGCCGAGACCAATACGGTAACGATGGAATGATTGTGCAGTCTATTAGCAAAGCAGCACGACAAGAAGGTAAGAAGGGTCCGATTCTCGGCAATTACACTGATATGGAACGTAAGCCAGAACCTCAAGCTAAGCGTATTACCGCTAACGATCCGCTTGGACCTGAAGATGACATTCCATTTTGATACCATTAACACCCATGACTAACACAGAAAGCTTCTGGGAAGATCCAGATACAGACACTCCACGTTGTGACTTAGAGCAGAAGCGAATTGAAGGACAGTTCCCACCGCATCTGACTACATTAGCAATGGCATTCGCTCGACGCTTAGAGCGTGAGCTTAACGAACAACGACGACGCATCTATGATCTAGAGGAAGAGCTAGAGCGTTTGACTCTAGAGTAATATGCATCACAAGCGTTATCTACACAAGAAGATGGATGTTGATGGTATCAAGAAGGAGGACACGTTAGACATACAAGCTCGCATCACTCTTCTTAATCTAGCTCCATCCATTGTAACCAATGCGATCAAAGCTGGCTGGATCTCATACCCTGCGAATGCATACGTTGATCCTGAAGAACAAGACCTGACCGAGTGGCTTAAGAAGTACGACTGCGAAAAGGCGTACAACCTAAGACAGAAGGGCATGACTTACCGTGAGATCGGCAAGCTGTTGTGTGTAGGTATTGGTAGGGTTACTGAGATACTAAGACGCGGTGAAGAAATAGCAGTGCAACGCAAGCTTGATGAGATAGGTGTTAAGCCTATTGATCTGCCAAAGAAATCCACAGTGGAAAAACATACGACAGTAACTAAGCAACGTAAAAACACTAAGCGATAACGTATGACACAGCGTATAGCACTACCTAATATTGCGTCTATCAAATGCGATGTAACGACCTGTATCACTAACCTAGAAGGCTCCCGCTATCTATAGATACGCTGGTGATCGCGCGGGGCCGATCATCTTCCGCGATCAAACTCGCTATTGTATTATAAACGCACCACTAATGACAAACGCTGCACAATACGTCATGCTTAATTTTGGGCATCACACACTGCGCTGGCATCTTGCTC